GCTTCTCTAGGTGCAAAATAATCTCTTCCCTCTATCTTAGCTCTTTGCAGGCCTATTGCGGGCCTAAAGTCCTCTAAAGCTTTTTCTCTTTCCACGTTGCCTCTGAGTCGCTGACCAAAAGTTCGGCCAAGCTTAACTTCTTTTTTTAAAGCTTCACCAAGTAATTCCTCATTACCTCTCTGCTCTAAAAAAGATTTCTCTTCTGGGTTTAGCAGGTTAAATACACTTACAGTACCCTGAGTTGGAGCGCCCAATGACGGCCTTGCGCTACGGTTTGGTGCTATATCTGAAGGTCTAAACATTGCCATCCCAATCTACCCCTTGAGTAATCCGTAACCCAACAAACCAGCACCAGCCGCTTGAGCGAGAGAGTTGCCACTAGCAGGAGTAGATGTGGTTGTGCCAATCTGACCAAGCTGAATACCGCTAATTCGACTACCCAAACGATCAAGCGCAGTCTCTGGAGCTTGTTGCTCGAACTGGAATCGCTCTCGTGCAGCGTCAACAAGTGCTTGGTTGTAAGCCTGTTGCTGTGCACCTACTCGTGAGGCTGTCGTAGCGGGCGCTAGTAAGCCTTGCTGTGCCGCCCCTAGTGCTGACATACCTTGTAATTGATTGCGTAGGAGAGCCTGTGTAGCGGCTCCTGCGGTAGCTTCAGCAGCAGCTTGCTCTTGTACTCGCTGACGATCTCCGCCAAATGCACCCTGTTGGATAGCTCGACTACCAATAGATGGCAAGATCTGGCTTTGTAAGTTAGCAATCATTGGACTGATTACAGCCTGACTCTGCTCTGATGTAGGATCTAACGCAGCTTGAACTGCTCTAGCGCCCGCCATACCTAAACCAGCCTGTGGGGCAATAGCGTCTAAGGCTAATTGCTGACCAGCTAATGTTGGTTGAGTTTGACCTGCAACAGTTTCGCCAGGAAAGAACTGCTGTGGCCCTGCTTCAAATGCAGCTTCTGATAAGCCGAATAAACGAGTTAAAGCCTTTTCCTGAGCTGGAAATGGTTTAGTCGTTGTTGTTGTATTTGCTGGAGCATTGCCGCCACTGCCCATATTAAACCTCGTAATCTTTAATCATTAATGTGTGTTTTAAATTAAACTCAGGAAAAAGTTTTTTCCATCCTATTCTGCCTGGAATTACTGTAGCTTCTGCACCTTGTTCCTTGGCCCAGCCTTCTACTTGGTTAAACATAGATCTGAAATCACCTAGCCCACCATTATCTTTTGTTGCTAAGAACAGTATTTCTAGCACGCTTTTGTTTGGGTAGTGAACAATTCTTGTTGTTCCAGCCAAGGTAATCTCATCGTCAAACATAACCCAGAGATCTTGCTGCCCATTCTTTATCATTTGGTAAAGGTCATCTATATCGTAATAACCTTCTGAGTAAGCTATAGCCTTTTCTAGTATAGGTATGCAAGCATCCCAAACCTTATCTACTTGATCGACCTCTAACTTTACTAAATCCTTTTGCATCCCCTCTCACCTCTCTCGTTACTTGTCTTTCGCCTGTATTATTATCCAGTTTGCACCATCACTGAATAAAGTGACACCCTCAAAGTTCCTGTTTATCTCGTAATCTGCTGTGCTGCCATCTATTGTAAACGCACCTGGATCAAGAGCTACCTTGTGGTTAGCGTCTGTAGAGCCATCAGACACTATTCTAATTGTTCTGTACTTCTGTACGCTCGGATCTGGCAAGGCAATAGTCCATGTGCCATTTGATGTTCTTGAGTGCTTTACAAGCAAAAAGTCAGACAAGTAATCATAAGTATGAGTATCGCCAGTATTGCCTGTTAAGACGTAAGGCTCTGTGTCAGAGCTTGCAAATCTAATCCAGCCTAAATCGTTGTCAACATCCTTGTTTAAATAGTCATAACGGTAAAGACCTCTGCCTCTGTGACCGTTAAAGTTATTCTCTTCACCATCAGCATACATAATCATGCCAATCTTAGGGTCTGTAACAGGCGCATTAACAGGTATAAACGTAAGAAGCTTCTTCATATCTTCTATACGCTGAGTTATTAGATCTAACTCCTCTTCAAGAACTGCACGATCATAATTCGCAGGAAGGTTAGCCACTATCGCTCACCCTCATATCGACCCTGTACAACTAGATCGGTTAATGTCCAATCATCTGAAGCGCCTGTGCTCTCAACCTTAATGTGAATGTATCGACCCGCAGCTCTAACTGGAAAGCTTTTAAATGAGTCATCAATTAGGAATGAGTCTTTATCTAAGTATGTAGGCTCTGCATCTATAGTGTTAGACCAGCCAATAGACATTCTTGGCGATCCGTTACCTTCCTTACCTACACGAATAGCTGTAATCTCTTTAACGCGATCTGCATTGTTAAGATCATGAGCTTTTGTAACTGCTGACACTGGTTGAGTTATCTGATTATCAGGGTTTGTATTGTTAGGCGTGTTACCCTCAAAGTATAAATTACCATTTGAGTCGGCAGACAAAGCTTCATGAAATACACCTCTATCAAGATATGCAGAGATTATTGAAGTTCTAATACCCCACTGATTGGTTTTGTAGTTGTAGTATATTTCCTCTGTAATACTTGCTTCGCCTTTAGGTATACCCCAAACAACTTCGTTCTCTTTAGAGTTCTCAAAACCGTAGATCTGAGCAAGCTCACTCATTGCCACGTTATCTCTGAAGTATTGATTCATGCCGCTTTCACGACCGATCATTCTTACAGACGCGCCATCAGTGGCAAAGAATCCATCTCTGCTTACACCGTAGTTCATTCGACCTACAGATATAACTGAGTTAGGCGATACAGCTCCGATGCTGCCTTCTAGCGCAACCTTGTAACCAAAGATATTTGGCTGACCAACATAGTTGACGATAAACATTTGAGTTTCAGTGTATACCGCAAGACCGTTACCTAATTGAGCAACGCAACGAATGGGAGTTTCTGCTTCACGAATTAAAAGACTACCAGCAGTGTTTGTTGCTGCTGCTGTCCAAGTGTCTAAGTCGTCTGCACTGCACCACGCAAAGCTTGTGCTGTAATCTATATCGCCTTTGCTGTAGTTAAAGGCAAGCATATGCGGCCCTTGACGATGGAAGCATTCAAGAGTGTCAAAGTCGATCTGCGGAACAGTTACTGTGCAGGTAAAATTGCCATCACCACCACCGCTTGTTGTTCCTGCGGATATAACCTGACCATTAGATATGCCTGATCCAAAGTTTGTTATCTCAAACGCTGTAATAGCGCCAGCGAGAACCTCTGTCACTTTAATAGCAAAAGTGTCTGCTGGTAGGCTTCCGCCATCGGTCATACCTGTTATTGTATCATCAACTGCATAACCCAATCCGCCAGCGGTGACACTGGCCCCACTAACTTCATTGTTATGGTATGTATTAAAGTTTACATTATTCTTTTTAATTACAGGCTTAGTTGAGCCTTTTGCGCCAACTACAAACGAACCAAAAGTCTCGAAGTCCCATTGATCTGACTCGTTGACCGCTTCATCCCAAGTTGTATTAGAGTTATCCCAGTTTGTTTCAGGCAATGTTGCTAGACTTAAGCCGCTTGTGCCATACGTTTCTGTTGTTGATGTGCCAGTAGCAATTGAAATCAAGTTAGGTGGAAGGAAGGAACTTCCTGTTGGGTAGCTTACTACCCAAGTAGAGTTTGGGTTTGGGCTTGAAAAGCCAGTAAGTCCTGAAAGAGTTACAATCATTCCAGGTATCAATCCATGATCGCTATCTGTTGCTAATTGAATCGTTCCGTTTGTTATGGACGCAGAAGTTATTGTTAAATAGGCAGTTGAATCCCAAGTCGTTCCAGTAGAGCCTCTTAGAAGATTGTAGCCAGACCCAACAGTATTGAAAGAGCTTGACCCTGCTGGTGATGCTGTTGAGTCAGACTGAACATACGAGTATATATTCTTTAAATCTCCAAGATAAGCAACCTTAGTACCGTACTCACGAGTAGCTGTAATCCCTCGCATTGGCGTATTAGATGATTGCGGAGACTCTTTGTAATCATGTATAGGTGAGCGCCCAGCCTTTCTACGCATACCAAACTCGGTATACTGCACACCGTCAACAGTCTCCCAAAATGGGATCTTACGGTCAAATCTTTCTGGATATACGCCAGTCTTTAGAAGCTCTGAAGCATCTATTTTAAAACCACCGCTTTTATCAGTTTCAAACGGCATTTAGCCTCCTATGCAAATCCAATAAATAGTTGCTGAGAAGCCATTTGTATCAACTTGAAAGCTGGCTGCTGTGCGACTACCAGCAACCACTCCGACTACACTTTGGGGGTTTGTAGCTTCCCTTTGAGTAATTGCAACAGAGCAAAAGTTTGGAAATGGTTCATCAAAAGTAATTGTCTGAGTTAAGCCACTAGGTATATCAAACTGGCCCCATTTTAAAATAACACCAGCAATCTCTATTGATCCTTGATCTCCATCAGATGCAACCTGATTATTGCTTACAGCGACTCTAAGAAGGTTGGCAGCTGTTAGCGCTTTAGTTGCATCTACTCCACCTATAACCTCTGAACTTGTAGCAAGCTCAATAATTCCTGATACCGTAGCACTTGCATTTGGTGTTGCTTCTTGAACAAACTCGGTTGTAGCTAACTGTGCAGTGTCTGTTCCTGCTACTGCTGTAGGCGCTGTAGGGGTGCCAGTAAAACCTGGAGAATGCAGTGAAGAGTTTAATTGTGCTGCATTTAACATTAACCAGTAATTATTTAAAGAACTGTATACAAACTCATAGTAACCACCAGCAACCAGATCTCCAATAGCTAGATCTGTGTTGTCATTTTTCTTTATTGGCACATTTCCAGAGAAATTTACATTGAGAGTTGGAGTCGCAGTTGTATTTGCAGAGCCAATCTCAAGCAATACTCTTACGCCGTCAGTTAATGTAAACGTAGGCACACTTGAAAATACAGCAGACAGAGCATTAACTCCTGTTGTAACCTGCTTATCAGTATTGGCTCGTAGCAGTCGGTTAATCTCATCAGCCGCAAAGCCAAAGTTCTCTCTAACGCTAGAGGTTGTAGCTGTACCCGCTGTTGGGTTCGTTCTTACTATTGATGAAGTCATTAGACTAACGGGCCTCCATTGGCTGCTATACTTTCGTCTTTAATTCGTGCTCTGCCAACGCCTTGTTTGGCTCGTCTTGCTTGTACGTTAGCAACACCTTCGTCAACCATACCTTTAAAGTATGCCACTCGACCGTCATCCTTAAGGTAGACGTAAGCTTCGTGAAGTGCTGCGTTTAAATAAATATCTTGTAGTAAAACAGGGCCATTGTCGCCACCGTTTAAATCCTTGTCTGCGCTATATAGAACGCTAAACGCATCTGTATTGTCTGATGCTGGTGTTGGCGCAAAGTAAATCTTATCGCCAGAAACTGAGTAGCGTGTTACTGATCCGCTTTCTGCTGCGTAATCAAGAAGCTCTGACATTGATACAGCTTCTACTCTACGGCCATTTGAGTCTGATACGCTAATAACAAACTTAGTACCTAAGGGTAGAGTTGTAGCCTGAGCTACAGGAATAATATCTTCAAGAATCTCTTGCTCTACGATAGATAGTCTACGGTTTATTTTTAGTTGCGCTAACGTCAAAAAGTCAGGTATCTGCGCTGACAAGTCTGATCTATTTAACCAGTCGGCAATTGCTGCCTGTAGGTCTGCGTTTGTATTTAAAGCCATTACAGTCTCGCTGTGGTGGTTTTCATGTAGGGGTAGTGTGTCTCAATGAGCTTGAAAAAATACTTCCAGTCCATATCGGTATCGTTAAGAATGTCGATACCATGTTCGTTTTTAATTCTCATTGCATCGGTCATAGATAAATCTAAGACTTGATGATAATTCTGTTTTGGATCGAACTTTTGCCAGTCGCTAGTTGCGTTACGCGCTCTTTTGTTATCTTCAAGAAGTTGTGTAATATCTTGACTAAAGTTTTGTACAATACTTCCTTCTGAGGTAAGGTAGTTGTCTTCAGTAACTCCGTTACTTAACTCCCTATCTATATGTTGATCCATTATTCTCTCACTTCTTTTTAGCTGTCTTTGCCGCTTTCTTAAACGCCTTAGCTGTAGGTGCGCCTTTAGTTCCAGGCTTTCTCATCGTCTCGCCACTACCTGCTGCAATACGTTTCTTCTTAGCGTTGATGTTTGCGTATAAACCTTTTTTAGCTGGCATTACTTCTTACCTTTCTTTGCTGGCCTCATTGGCTTTGCACCAGTCTTTCTTTTAACAGGTGGACGACCAACTTTCTTACCGTATGTACCTTTGCCTGAAGGCATAACCTTTCTCCGATAATTGAATACAGGAAAAGGGAGCCGAAGCTCCCCATCCATAATCACTTACAAATTAAGCGATGTTGTAGTACGCAGCGTTAGCTTCTTCAGAACGCGCTTCTAAAGTGTAGTAGCACTCTAAAAGTTTTTGTTCAGCAGAAGTTTGAGTAGCGATGTCAGTAGTATGAATCTTCTTACCACCAGCAAAAGCCAAGCCCCAAGTGCTGTAGTCAACAACGTACAAAGTGTTAGCTGGCATATGCTTGTTAGGAACAACAGCAATAGGGCCAAACTGAGAAACGTAAACAGCTACGCGAGAAATGATGTTACCACCACCTGTAGCGTTAGCGTTCAAGTTTGCATCTACATTATCAGCCATACCACTTAAAGTGTTACGCAATGAAGATACAGTACCAGCAGAAGCCATAATCTTAGCGCTGTTGATGTCGCCAGAGTTATCCCAAACACCGTCAAGAAGATCGTCCATTAAGTTTTGGTCGATAGCAGTTGTGCCGCCAGCTACTACAGGAACAGTAGAACCGTCACCTACACCAGCACCGTTACCAGGGTTGTCAGTACCACCGTTAGCTTCTTGGTTAGTTACGATGAAAGAGCCAAATGCGCCAGAAACACCAGCAGCAGAAGCAGTACCTTGAGACTTAGTAGCGTTTGCGCCATAGCAGCCTAAAGATTGCTTTTCAACATCCATCTGTAGCTCTTTACCAAGCTTCATTAACTGATAAGCCATTTCTTTGCCAGGAACACCAGCACGATCCATGAACTCAGCTTTCTTAGTAACAGTTACAGTTTTATCTGCAATCTGAATGAAGTTACCGATACGAGTACGAGTTGAGCCAGCAGTAGGAGCGTCTGGAGCAACAGCTTCTACAGCAGCGTTGTTAGCAACTGAATCTGCGTATGTGTCAGTCAACCACTCGTGAGTATCAGCAGTAGCACGAGTCTGCGCGATACCTGAAGTGAAAGGAGTCATAAATGGAGTTACGTTAAAGATTACGTTACCTAAATCTTCACGAATGTTATCTACAGCGTCTAAAGCGACTGTTGAGGTTGATGCGATTGTAGCCATGATATATTACCTAATTAAAAGAATTTAAAATTAAATCTACTGCGGAATCTCTTGAGAAAGAGCCATCACTCTGGGTGGCATTCTTTAACTTCTTAGATTGTGCAGCAGCCTGTTTTTGTGCTCGACTTGCTGACGCACCTTTTCTTATGACAGTCTTAGAAGCTTTTTTCTTTGGCGGCTTTTTAGCAGCCTTTACTTGCTTCTTAGAACCATGCGCCATAGCAGCATCATGTAATACCTTTAACACAACTGCATCTGTGATTGTTCCAAGTAATTCTGGATCACCACCGATACTAGAAAAATATTCACCCATAATTTCAACTTTCTGGGCTGCAACTTTCTGATCTGAGAAGCTAGGCTCCATTTGAACTAGCAGTTCCGCTTGCTTCGCAGCTTCGGCCTGTAAGTTCTCAGCTTGTTGTGCTTGGTACTGCTCTGATACTTTGGCAGCTACACCGTTGATCTCTTGCTCTTTCTGTTCAAAAAGAACTCGATTTTCCAGTGCTTGTTCATAAGCGTAAGGATCTGATTGTTTTAAAGCTAATAACTCTTCAGTCGTATGGGTTGGTCGCTGACCGTATACCATCGCTTGTGCAATCTCTAACAGCTTTGCTGTTTCTTCTAAAGATTGATTTCGCTCCGATTCAAAAGTTTTACGCTCGTCAGATAACGCCTGAGTCTTGCGTGTATAATCACCTTGCATCAAAATACCGCTTTTAATCTTTTCAATGTCATCAAGACCATTTTCATTAAGATATTCGCGAGCATTAACTAAATATTCATATTCACCGTCTTCAAGCTCGATGTCACCAGATAACTCCACTTCATCATCTGCCTGTTCATCACTTTCTTCGGCTTCAACTTCTTCTAGCTGATCCAAGTTTTCTTCCACTTCTTCTTCAGAATATTCTTCTTCAGATTCCGCTTCAGCTACAGGTTCATTTTCAATTTCTCCTAACTCTTGCTTAGGATTGATCATGCCCATTATTGCCTCTAGTCCAGCATCCTGTGTAATGGGTTCGTTAATAGAGAGTTCCGAAGAGTTGTTCTCATTGTCTGACATTGTTATTTCCTCAAGGATCTGTTTCCAGTTGTCCTTATTGTTAAGTTATGATTTTTGGTTTTTGTGTTTTTTTTAACTCAAGATACTGTTGCATGGTTGGCGTGTTAAACAGTTCGTCTGTTAAACCATCAACATCCTGCAATGTAAGCTTGGTAAAAGCTACACCTCGCATCCAGTTAATTAAATCGCTAGATACGATGTAATATTCTTTACTTTCTTCCTCTTTTGGCGAGGGTTTCTCTTTGGTTTGCATACCACTCCAAGTTCTCTTTTAAAGCCTTAACTACTTTAACCTCTCTCCAGATCCCTTCACCCTGCTCAGGTGTTGGTACGCTAGAAAAAGCCCTGTACAAATTATCTTCCATTTCTTGGAAAATAAACTGTATTGCTTCATCTCCTATAAGCCTATGGGCTGCGTTTGCCACTTTAAGCCTTGTATCTATATCAGCCTTTTCACTTTCTAGGCTAGTTACCAATCTTGACTGCTCTCTCACTGCGTGCCTCCAAGTTAAGTTCAGCTACTTTAAACTCGTTTTCGTCTTCATGCTTCTTAACGTCAAGCATAAACTCTTGCTCTTTAAGTGCAAGTTCTTCACGATCAATAGCAAGCTTCTCTTGCTCGATCTGGATCTGAGCCATTGTTGCTTGCATCTGAGCTTCCATCGCTTGCTGCTCTGGACTTGGCCCTTCTTGCTGGCCTGTAAACTCAACGCCTGGATCAGTGAAGTAGCGACCGTATGCCGCTTTATCATACAATCTGACCATATCTTCTTGCAACTGAACGATCTGGTAAGGCATTACAGTAACGCCTAGACCGCCAGCAGCAACCATTTGCTGTTGTGCAGCCATAGTCTGTTGCATATGGAATAATTGCTCAGTCTTTGACCCGTTACCTAGACCAACTAGCACAGTAACGTCTTTGCGAGCATTCCAAGTACGAGGATCTACTTCAACAAACTTGTTATCTAATCGGAAGATAGCCTTGTCATCTGCATGAGCAATCTCTAACTCGTAGATACCCATAAAGACTTTACGCAAGAACTCACCAAACTCACGAGCAATCAGGCGAATACGAGCTTGACGCTTGCTAATTACCTGACTAACTGCACCCGCAGCAGTGTTGCCGTTAAGGATGTTTGGATCTAGTGAGTTGTCTGTAGAGCCTACGTTGGCCTCTAGCATCTGATCAGCTACACCCATCATGTTATATGTGTGAGCACCGAACGATGGCTGGCTTGGGAATGAGATGGCGTTAGGATGCTTAACAAGGTACGGAGCACCAGGCTTACTGCTC